CAATTAAACGAAAGGACTACCAAAATGACAACCTTGCAAAGCTACGACACACCACAACTTCTACACATTCTCAATTCTAGGAGCGGCGGCATGGAGCTGGTCGGCACTGAATTCAAAGACATCGATGAGCTGGTCGATGCTACCCACAAAGAGCTTGATCGTCGCTTCGCTGAGCGTGGCGAGTTCGTCCGCTTATCAAACAAAACTAAAAGCATGTGCGGTCCTGCCTACATCTGCGGCAAGATTATCGACGGCATCACCATCAGCACCTACTACGAGCGAGATGAGGCTAAGGCTAAAAGCTACCGCCGCGTAAAGTAATACCTGGCAAGATAGCAGCCGGCGGGGATTATCCGCCGGCTTTTGCTCGCTACTTCCGATTTCGCTTGAGCACCAGAGACTTCAGCAGGCCTCTAGCATCGTCTACGAACTGACTGTAAATGGAGGCCTCTCTTGCCTTGATCACTCGCTGCAGTTTGAGGTATGGATCATTCGGATCGAGCGTCGAGTTTAGCCAATCCTCGAACATGTCGCCATTGAAGTATCCGTCTTTTGTCGACCACGGGAATACTGGCTTGGCGTTCTCCGGCTTCTCCGGCTCGGCTCATACCACACCAGCTGGCGACAATCGATTCAATTTCGTCGTCATCGTTGAGTGTCACTTGCGTCTTGCCGTCTTGCAGTTGGCTGCGGCCAGCTCTCAGGTGACTGCTTAAGCTTCGCGCCAAACAGATCTCGAGCGGCATCAGCTCTTTAGTCTCGGCGGTTGCGTAGCCAACCATCACGCCTTGATCACCTGCGCCGTTGTTATCGACACCGTTCGCAATCTCGGAGCTTTGTTCGACGATGTTCACGATGATTTTGGTTTTTTCGTTCGCGATTGTTCTGCGAGCGATGTCCTCATAGTTGACTTCGGCTTTGGTGGTTACCTCGCCGGCAATCACCAGCAAGTCGTGGCCGCCTAACGTCTCGACCGCCACTCGTGATTTTGGATCTTGGCGCAGGCAAGCGTCGAGGATCGCGTCGCTTATCCGGTCGCATATCTTGTCCGGGTGGCCCGGCGCCACCCATTCTGCCGTCACTCTCATGCTAGCCTCGCACCTTTGTCAGCAAGACAAATCCGTTACGTTTAACTTCCTTGACCTGGTAGCCAGCTGGTACTGCCGGCTCGGCCTTGTGCTTCAATCCCTTTTTCGTCGAGAAGAAGTAAATCGTGTGTTTTTGCTTATTTCGCAGCGTGGTAATGTGGCTGTACAGATAGTACGTTGTGCCTCGGCTGCTTATGTATTCAAATGGTTTTGCTTCCATCTTTAGTCTCCATTCTGATTATGTTACTTTACCTCTGGTGTCGCCGCTTCCCAATCGTCCTCGCGACCAATAAAGCGAGCGTAGCGCTTGCGCACCACATCGACATATCGCTCGTCAAGTTCCATTGTTCGACAAATCCTACCAGTCTGTTCGCAAGCGATAAGAGTTGAACCCCCCCCAGCGAATAAATCGAGCACCGTCTCGCCGGCTCGGCTCGAGTTCAGAATTGCTTTGGCAGGCAGCTTCACCGGCTTGCTTGTCGGGTGTTCGTAACCCATGACGTTTTCGCGGCCAATCTTCCAGACGGAGGTGTCGTCCTCCTCTTCCTCGGTCAGCAGTGACTTCGCCCAGTTTAACAGCTCTGTGTCGCTTGGCTTAAATTCCCAATGCGTATACTGCTTGCGGTCGCCATAAAACTGGACCGATTTTCCGTCGGGGACAGCGTAGAGGATCGGCTCGTGCTTCCACCGGTAATTAGCCCAGCTCATGCTTGCGACCGGCTTCACCCAGATAATCTGGCAGCGTACCCCGTAATCATTTTCGTTCAGGGCATTTTCAAACTCGCGGTGCGTTCGGCTGGCGTAGCAAACGTACGCCGGCGCCGTCGGCTTTGAGGCGAACTTCATCGTGGAGAACACCGCTTCCAGAAACTCCTGGAACTTCGCGTCGTCCATATGGTCATTCTTGATAGTATTGCTCGTGTTCTTTCCCCGTCCGGCGTAGTTCACGTTGTACGGTGGATCAGTGAACACCATCACCGCTTTTTCGCCGGCCATCAGCTTCTCGACGTCAGCCTCGCTGGTTGAGTCACCGCACATGATTCGGTGCTGGCCCAGCTGATAAACCGCTCCGCGCTTTGACTGGTAGGTCTCCTCGATTTCAGGGACTTCGTCCTCGAACACTTCCGGGTCTTCCGGAATATCGCCGATTATTTCAGCGATGGTCTTGACTGACTGGTCTTCCGGGATCGTCAGCTCGCCGAGCGTTTCAATGTCGATGTCGAGCTCTTGCGCCAAATCAGCCAGCTTGTCTTCCTCGTAATAGCCGTACGCCATGTTGTCGCGCATCGCCCACTCGAACGCCAGCTTTGGATCGTCTGTATCGAGGATCGACACCCACACGTCCGTCACCGCCAGTTTTGCAAAGGCTCGCATTCGCATGTTTCCACCGACAACAATTCCGCTGCGAGTTACCATGACCGGCTTGATTTGGCCGTCTGGCGTGATGACTCGAGCTTTTTCGATGTCGCGGATCAGCTGATTGAGCTTCGCCGGCTTGATGTCTCGCGGGTTCTTGTCCCACGGGGTCAGGTCAGCGAACTTCGCGTAGGTGCGGCCGTCTTTGAGCCGAGTTTTAATCATCGGCTTGGCTCGCGGTTACTTTTTTCCTGCGTCGGCTGATTCGCCCCCCCTTAGAGCCGGCAATTCGTGCCAGCTGCGGGTTGGCCGCAAAGCCTCCGGTGTTTCCGTTCCTACCGCCGATTCGTCCGATCTCGCGGTAAAAGTTCGGATTATTTTGTAGGTTTTTAGCCGCAGCCTTTTTGCCGCCGGCTACAGTTCCAGCCATTGTGGTAGCTCCTTTCGTTTAGTTTATTGTGCTTATCATTATACCGCTTGCTACCCCATATTTCAAGCCCTCTACTTGGGATTCTTGAAAATAAACAGCCGGCTTGGGTTTTTATTTTGTCGGCCGCCGCCTCTGTTTTGTGGTCGAGTTTTCCACAAGTTATCCACAGGTTTTCCACAGGCTCGATTTGACGCGGGGGGGGTGGTGAGTTATCATTGTGACATGTCGCCGAGCATTGTAGGCTCGCAAATCTCTAACGGGGGCGACGGTATAGAATTAACAAAGCAAAAACCCAGAGCGGCTACTCTGGGAGTGTTCTTGCTGTCCTTTTGGGACGGTATGAATTAACTCTTTTATTGTAGCACGCTTGGGGTAGAAAGGCAACACCTAAATGTACAGAACAGTACAGGACAGGACAGCACAGACGGCTTGCGCTACCTTGTCGGAACTGCACATAAAAAAAGGGCTTGACAATAAAAACAAACAAGCTAAAATTACTGTTTACAGTGAGGGGAAATCAAAAAAATCTAAATCTCGCAGGGGCATCACCAATTCTGACGCGAGGTCTTTCGTGATGTCATTAAACGAACGAGTGTTTTGTGATCGGCGATATTTGCCGTTTTACTGCAACGCCGTTTTGAAACTCGGCACGCAGAAGCTTCTCTATTTGCAGTCGATGGCTCTTGATCCAACCGTCAAAAGTCCCGAACGTATGTTCGCTTGGCTACTCAAGCAGGAGCTGGAGGCTATCAAGTGAGCCGCGCCGATACTGACGCTCGCGCTCATGAGATGGAAAGTCGCGGCGTTGACATGTCATGGTACTGGCGCGCTCGAGCGAAGCAGCGAAATGAAGAGCCAGAGGAGCTAAATCCGGATGATGGTGCTTCTGGCGAAAGATGCAGCTACATCACCATGTATTTTATCGAATACCATCAGGAATCGACAATCGATTGCTACGCTCACATTTTTACTGTCAAAACCGCTGACGGCAAAAAGCACCGGCTGGCCCAGCGTCGCCGCACAAAAAAGACAGGCGATTCTGTCTACTGGTGTTCGGCCTGCGGTCGAGTTTTCAAAACTTGGGAGGAGATTCACGATCATCTCGAGTTTTCCACAACCTCATAAAATGTCGAATAATCTTTGCTGAAAGTGTTGACTTTATCGCTCGTGTTTGCTATACTTAAAGTACAATAAAGTTAACGAAAGGACTACCAAAATGCTTTCATCATATCAACTTCTGAACCTAAGCTCAAAAGAGCTATACGAAAAATTGACCACTCTCGTCAACGAGGAGCTTCTGGAGGCCATTGAAAGTGGCGACGAGGAAGTATGGGAAGAGGACGTGGCTGAAAAAATCCAGGACATCAGAACAGTGACTGACGCTCTTGAGCGCCGCCTGCTGGGAGAGGAGCTTTAGTGACGAACAATATCGTTGTGGCGGACGCGTTTAATGGCGTAGTCCGCCCCCTTGCTGAGGGCGACCGCTTCGTGGTCACCTTGCCAGTGCAGCGACCGCAGCCCATGAGGTTCATAGGGCTTGGCCGTTCGGCTGGTAATTACGCCGGGGTCTATCGGCTGCCAGAGGATTTTCACCCGACTGACTGCATGGAAGTCCACGACTATACTGGCCCTGGCAAAGTTCGCCTGATCGGTTATTTAAGAATTGAGGACAAAAATGACAAAGATTAATGTTGTAAATTTAGACCTACCAGCTCCTGCTCCGGTGGCGGTCAATCCGCCGCATGAATGCTTGTGCGACTTTCTGTTGATGTCACCGGCTCGAGCGATAAATCACGATGTCGAGTTTCCGTTTCGCGTCTGCGAATGCTGCGGCGGCCTAATCGATGAAGATGCAATGACGGCCTACAACGAATACTATGGCTACTCTGGCTTTGACGAATGTTACGAGGAGGATTATGTCGCTGTTTAGAAAAACTGAAAATGTCGGCCGCGTTCTAATTGCTCGGGGCTGGCAAGGCTTAAAAGACAAAACTGACGATGAGCTGCTGATGATAGCTAAGTCTCGACTGGCTCACGCTTGCCGGCGCGACCGGCTGGTCTGGAGGATCGCTTCGCTGATATCTCCGCGAAAGGCTACCGCTCGCCGCCAATCGAGCATATACTACGCTGATGCCTATGCTCTGTTCGCGGTCAATGAGCTTATTAATCGGCAGCGCGGTGACAGCTCCGACCTCTGATTCTGTGGGGAGTTTTCCACAACCCCATAAAAATGTCGAATAATCTTTTCAAAAAGTGTTGACTTTATCGCTCGTGT